CGGAATTCGACTGTTAAGTCGATCCCCTTAATAGTCAATTTCGGAGCTCTTATGAACGAGTCCTATAATGACCGGTTTGAAGTTGTCACTGAACATACCAGTTTAAGTTGTGGTACAACAGTACCCGTTACTTCAAGAACTGTCAGTGTCCAAGCCTACCCTGGCAAGCGCTCGGGGTCTCAAAACCCCAAATGGCGTGATCAGGTGAGTCGTGGCATCAATGCTACGACGGGTTATTCTAGGTCAGGTTATGTGGTGAACGCAAATACGCCCACCACCTATGACTTCGAAGCCAAATGTTCGTCAGGTCAAGTAAATAAAGGCAGTCAGTTCCGTAGAGGAACTGTCGGTCATTTACCTGGGGTGACGGATTTCTTTGGCATTCCCGTTCCTAATGCTGCCTCTGCACAGAACCAAGCTATCATGGGCTTTATACACGATGCGAAAGCACAGTATAATTCAATATCAGGCATGACTTTCCTTGGAGAGTTACGCGAGACATTGTCCATGATTAGGAATCCGGCTAAAAACCTTCGCGCCTTAGTTAAAAGGTATCTCGATACGGCCAATGGCCGTCGATCTTCCTTTCGCACAAGACGTGATGCAGAACGCTGGCTCTCTGGCCTTTGGCTTGAGTACGCGTTCGGGTGGGTGCCTCTCATCTCCGACACCAAAGCTGGTGCCGAAGCTCTTGCGAGGTTAATCCACGGTGATATCCGGTATTCGACCGCTAGAGGTGCGGGATTTCATGACACGGCGGTTCCGCCGATTCGCACCAACTTTAATGTCCCAGGACTGCCGACTGTAGGTACCCGTGAAACGGTACGTACGGCTCATCAATCTTGTTTCATTAAGGGAGGTGTCAATGCTAAGGCCTCTGGCCCTACATTGGAGAATGCAGCTCATCTCTTCGGGTTCACACCCGAGGAATTTGTGCCGACTGTCTGGAATCTCTTACCTTGGTCATTCCTTGTCGATTACTTCGCCAATGTTGGCGATGTTCTCGAAGCTACTTTCTTTGACCGTACTGGTATCACTTGGTCGAGCATGACGACTAGGACAGAATATGTCTATATGTCACATGTTCAACCAAAATCAATATCAGGTTGGTCTGGTTCTGTAACCGGTGGATCAACGAAAGTTACCAAGAAATCTATGTCTCGTTCAGTTACTGCGCCTCTTATTCCTTCTCTAGAGGTATCCCTACCGGGATCACCTCAGAAATGGGTTAATATGGCTGCATTACTGGACCAACATAAAAGGATGGTACCTTATGTCCGTTAAACACACTTTATATGAGGCAACTCATGGCATTTCTACCCACGTCGCCCATCACAGGCTCGGCACAGACCGGCCTAACATCGCCAACCTACACACATGTGAAGGACATTGCGCCGGATGTAAATGGTTATCAAGTAGCAGTAACTGCTCTTGGTGGAACTCAAACGGGCGTCACAGCCCACTCGATTTCCAGTCCGTTTACTATTACGGCAATCCGTCCAAAGAACATGCGTCTCCTTCCGTCACCGAATCCGGTGACGAATGTAATTAAGAACGTCCCAAAGAACACAACGAAAGTCATCACCCGAAAGGGTGTGATTCCGCTCGCAGGTCAACCTGCGGCTATCTGCGTGATCACTACAACCATGGATATCCCGGCTGGTGCGGATACTGCGGATGCGAATTCAATTCGCGCCGCGTTATCTGCCCATTTCGGTGTACTCCAACAGCAAAGCGCTGGTGTCGGCGACACAGTTGTAACTGGCGTTCTCTAACTTACAACCGATTAGCTATCGGTCAGGAGATTGTGTATGTCGGGTTCGACTGCTCTTTTCACCGCACTTCTACAAGACCTAGAACAGGTTGTTGGGCCCATCGACCTCTCAGTCGATGTCCCACCAGAAAGCGACGGCCGAGTTATGGCTTGCCATTACTTAGCACGTTCTTTTCTGAAAAAGGAATTGGCAACAACAGCAGATGCTGATGATGCCGCTATCGCGAAGTTTCTCTCCGTTAACCAACGGATGAAAGATTTCACGATTCCTTCCAACCTGTCGGAGCACGTTTCGTTCATACTTTCCAACCTAAAGTACAATGTCTATCGTGACATGTATAAAGGTCAGGACTGTATTTTGAACACGTCCACCATCTTTCAAAGTATCGATGTTGGTCCGGGTGCTTCTGTACATGCGCTAGATACCTCTTTCTATTCGAAAGTTGGTATATCACGTATGTCCTCAACGACCACAGGTCTCAACAAACTCTATGAAGAGTTTATATCGACTAGGCCCCGTTGGCAGTCTGCCGAGAATTGCAGACGTTCAATTGTGGTGCCTGTTGACGTAGTAGAGGGAAGCAAACTCTCAACAGTTCCGAAGAACCGTGAGATTTCAAGGACTATTTGCACTGAACCTTTGCTGAACATGATGTTCCAGAAAGGTATCGGCGCTTGTTTTGAGCAGCTGTTAGACCATCGCTATGGCATTCGCTATAGCGGTGAGGAGGATATCCCTAACGGGATCCTCCTACAGCCAGCAAAAAACGGCGAGCTGGCGCGGCTTGGATCTAAATCTGGCATGTTTGCCACGATTGATCTCAGTTCTGCGTCAGATTCGGTCTCGTTATCGTTAATTGATTGGCTATTTCCAAAAGAAGTATCCGGTTGGTTGCGACTAACTAGATCGCCTGTGACAACCTTACCTACTGGTGAGAGTGTTGCCTTGCATATGGTTGCGAGTATGGGTAACGGGTTTACATTCCCGTTACAAACATACATATTCACTTCCATAGTCCGTTCCGTGTATGAACTG